ATGTGTCTCGTTGGGCCTGGTATGTCTTATTATGCATTCTATCAGTTTTGGAACTGGTGGGATTGGCTAAAACTCGTACCAACTCCTTTGTTGAATGATCCATGGTTTGGCGTACTTATCAACCTTGTAGATGCTGACAAGATGATCAAGGAATGGGAGACTTTGGCTAAGTTTCATCTTTGTTGGATCCTTTGTGAATGGTCTGTATTGATTTTGATCCTGACAGCTCTTTCAGAGGAACTGGGCATAGTGGCATCATTTTTGTTTTCTTGGGGTCTATGGCCTTCGAGTGAGCAGATAGTTTGTCACGAGTTGCCCCTTCATTTCCTCAGGTGGATGTTCTTTTTCAAGCCTGAGAGTGAATGTTGGTTCGAACCAGTTCCTGTGTCGCCATGGATCGTGCTTTGTGCGATTCAGTTGCTTGTGGTTTGTGGTCATGTTATGGTCATAGCAAATTCATACAAGTGGGCTGAGGATAGGATCAAGACTGATCTGGCAGCGAGGAATGATCTTGGATCTAAGATAGCGAATAGAAGACGAGATCAGGTAATGGCATATGGGATTGTCATTGGAACAGGTGCGGCTGGGCTTTGGATTATTTTCCAAGGTTTAAAAGCCGTCCAGAGCACCTGGGAGAAAGGACTCTGGAGAGTCATTTGTAGTTTGACTGGAATGATTTTTGAGGACGATGGAAAAGCTCATGTTGGGTCTAAGAAACCGGCGTTGGTTAAAAGGCCTGATGATGCGAAATACCAGGAGGGTGTTCCATATCACCAAGGATTGGATTCAATATCAGGAGTCGCCTCGGAAGAGGAGAAACAGATTAGGGAGACTGTTGCTAGTCAATGGTCTGTACCATCTGTTCTGAAGTTGGATCTTTCCGGTGTATCCAGAAACATGACCATCGAGCAGACTGCGATGAAAGTGGCGAGGAATCTGTACTATTTTGATGCCTTCGCTCATGGCAGTGACAAGTCATATTCAACAGGGAATTTGACTGTCATAGAGCCTTGTCTAGCTCTCGTCAACGCACATTATTTTGATGAGGTGGACAGGGGGAGATTCTATCTGACGGGTTTCCGTCAGAAGAATGATTTGAATAGAAATTTTAAGTTCGATTTCTCCCCCGGAACAGTTTACAAGGTCCCTGGGACCGACACAGCTCTAGTTAATTGCTATGGTGCTGAAAACACTGTTCCAACAATAACCCAGTTATTCATGGATTCGTGGGTCAACAATGATGTTGAACCTATACGTTTTCAACTTTTGTACAGGAATAAGGAGGGTGACCTGCAGACTGAACTTGGTAGTTTGATTAATTGCAAACTCCAGGTGCCAGGCAAGCCGGTTATCCAAGGAGGACGGTACGTCTGTGGCATGCAAAAATGCTTTCCAGGAATGTGTGGTGCCCCCATCATAATAGGTGGGAACGGTAGCGCCATCGCCGGGATCCATACGGCTGGTTTCAGCCATGAGACCCATAAGGGCTATTACGCCTCGGTGACTATTGAGCACATCAATCAAGCGAAACAATTTTTTGCATCACAGAAAGGTCGAATGATCTTGCCACAAATGACCCCGCCTAAGGAGGACGTGTACAAGTGTGGAAACAGATTTGGGAGTGTGATACATCCCAAAAATTTTCTAAATTTCCAGAAAACGACCTCGTTTCCAATGCAGCCTATTGCAACTACTGAACCAGAGATTCCTTTGCGTAGTGGTTTTAAAAGAACCCCTATTTCAAAGGATGTGTGCGAAGCGTTCGGTGTGGAGGACAATTACATGGCACCTGATGTTAGACCTGGATGGGTCCCTACTCAGCGATTTGCTGAGAAGGCCGTCGAGGATGTTGTTGAGTTCAACAACGAATCTGCTCAGAAGGCATTCTACCAATATGCTGAGCATGTTGATGGAGTGTTTAAGGCGGGTCAACATCATTGTAGTCCATTTCCAATGTCTGTTGTGATGGATGGAATACCTGGTAGGCGATTTGTAAAGGGCTCAACTTCGAGCACTAGCATAGGGCCCCCAGAAAAAGGGCCCAAATGGCACGCCTTTGTGGACGGTCAATCCGTTCCCCGGCGTCTGAAACCTGAGTATCAAGCTGAATTTGATCAGGCTCATGAGATGCTAGAAAGGGGTGAAATGCTCCCCTACACTGCTCGTCAGTTCTGTAAAGACGAGCCCTATGAGAAGAAGAAGTCACGCCGTATTACTTGCGTGAATCTCATCATTAATCTTTTGACTAGAATGTATTTTCTGCCACTAATTGAAATGATTCAAATGAATCCACTTTTGTTTTGTTGTGCAGTTGGTATTAATGCTGGGGGACCAGAATGGGAACACATGATGGATCATGTTTGTTCTTTTGGTAAAGATCGTATTCTTGCATTCGATCATTCTGGATTTGATGTGCACATGAAAATGCAGTCACTGGCCTTGGGCCTTGACTTCATGCTTCATCTCGCGCGCAAAGCTGGATACCAGGAGAAACAAATTGACCTAATGCGTACTCTGTGTGCGTGGTTCATGGCTCCTAAGGTGGAGATTGATGGCGTGGTCGTCGTTTACGTCGAAGGAATTTGGATCTCTGGTATACCATTGACTGTGATAGTTAATTCTATCGTCAATTTGTTGTATCAGATGATATTCTTTGTGGAGATTTATCCAAAGAACAATTTCTTCGAGGCCGTGAAACCGATCACGTATGGAGATGACGGCATTGGCTCTGTTAAACCTGGTTTTGATGATTTCAACGTTCTGACTTTTGCGAACTGGTTGAAATCACATGGTTTAACTATAACTTCTCCAAACAAAAAGGATGCACTAGAAAAGTACTACAAGATTGAGAATGCGGATTTTCTGAAGAGATTTTCCAGTTATGTCCCGGAGATCCACTGTACTGTTGGAGCCCTGGAATGGCAGACTCTTCTCAGATCACTGATAGTAGTGACATTCAAGCGAGGAAGCGGAATGACTTTGGATCAACTCGTTTGCTCAAATTTTGATTCAGTTTTGCATGAAGCATTCTTCCACGGTAGAGAAGTCTATGAAGATGTTAGAAGCAAACTGAAGGTGATTGCAGAGAATCACAATTACATTGGCTGGATCCTAACTCTCGATGTAACATTCGATGAGAGAGTTGAACGATGGATCAAAGATCACAGGCGTCAAGCAATATACTACATGCGCCTGAAGGGAAAGCCAATCCCCCGAGCCTACCTTGGGGATGAATCATAAGATCAGAAGTTGAAGAGAGGGATATGGTATTGATTACTAGAAGCAGGAAGGTGTGACCTGCTTGATAGCTTGCCATGTCAGGGAGAAATTTTGTTTCATGCGTTATTAAGCGCTTACCCGTTAGCACCATCAAACGGAACAGGTGGATTGAGTGCATCCCTGTTCGACAAAGCGCACTTACTAAACAAACATACTTTAATTCTTATGGTATTTCTCGTCATGTCTTTAATAACGACGGGAGCTGTCGGGTCAGCGGAAAACCCAACTCGCAGCCATGTTGCAGATGTGCACGTGGTGAAGTATACCCAACGTCAAATGTGGAAGGACCATTACACGTTCAGCCACTAGACAAATTGATACGAGACCTAGAATTCCTTGAGACAGTTTTTAACAAGGATATATCTTACTATGTTGAGAATCCTACATATTATGGTGATTTGATAATGAACAGGATTGTAAAGCTTATGATAGCAATTGAAGAAGCGCAACGTAGATGCCTGGAGACAGGTCTCGTGATGGATTCATTGGCACACCATCAGTCCGGCGAGACTGGTAAAGTGTCCGTTGATGATTCGGAACAGCAAATGGATTTCCATGATATCACAGCGGATGATTCTCGAAATATTAAGACTTTCACCGATGAATTGAGGCATGTTACCGATGACAATGTAGTAAACCTGCAGGACTTTTTAAGCAGGCCAGTTATGGTTGAATCATATACATGGGCAATTGGAACCACACCGTCGTATCCTCTTGATCCCTGGACCTTGTTTTTCCAGGATAAAAGAGTTGAAAATAGATTATGTAATTTTAAGAATCTTAGGTGTAAGCTGAAAGTCAGAATTCTGATAAACGGCACACCATTTCATTATGGCAGAATGATGATATCATATCTGCCACTCGATGCGTACGACAATGTGGCGATAACAGTCCCCAGTACTTATGGGGGCTACTGTGAAGTGTCACAGAGGAATAAAATGTTTCTCAATCCGACATGTCAGCAAGGGGTAGAATATACTCTGCCTTTTTTCTGGCATGAAAATACTCTGAACATTACTGAGAGAGATTGGGAGAACATGGGAGTTTTCTCCTATACAGCCTTGGCACCATTGCAGCATGCAAATAACGCAGTCGATCCAGTGACCATTACTACATATGTGTGGGCTGAAGATGTAGAGTTCAGCATGCCCACAACGGTCAACATGCCATTTCTCTCACCCCAGTCAGGTAAGGGGGGGACAGAAATTGATGAAGCAAATGCCAAAGGAACCATTTCAAAAGCAGCTAGCGCCCTTAGTAAAACTATGGGTTCTATTGCGATGGTACCAAACCTTCGACCATATGCTCTTGCAAGCCAGATGGCTTTGCAGGGTGTCGGAAACTTGGCTAAGCTCATGGGCTTTAGCAGGCCCACCATGACTAAAACACCAGAGAGGATGAAACCAACACTTGGTGGCAGCTTTGCTGTTGCCAATGTGCCTGATCTGGTGCAGAAGTTAACTTTAGATGAGAAGAATGAACTTTCCATAGACCCCAGAATTTCTGGAATAGGTCCTGAGGATCCCTTGAACATTCAGAACATCGCAGGCGTAGAGGCGTTTTTGACCCAATTCACCTTTGCGCAATCAGCAGCGCCAGGAGATCTACTGTACAATATAAGAGTATCTCCTGAGACGCACGTCTTGTCAGGGGGAGCCCAATATAATTTTACTCCAATGGGCTTTCTCTGTCAGTTTTTCGACCAATGGACTGGAAAACTGAAGTTTAGGTTTCAGTTCGTTGCGTCAGCGTACCATAGGGGCAGGGTACGGATCACCTTTGATCCATCATATAATGATGCCCCAACAGAGCACAATTTAGCTTATTCCACTATTGTGGATATCAGTGAGGAATCAGATTTCATAATAGAGGTTGGACAGGTTCAACCCAAGTCTACTCTCTTATTGAATCACTATACCACTGATAGAACTGGATCTACTAGTCCGTATACCTCTTTTGAGGAAGGATCCAATGGTGTGTTGTCGATGTATGTACTAAATGAATTGACTACACCCAACTCAACTACGGCCCATGATATTCTTGTTAATGTCTTTGTTTCTGCCGGGGATGACTTTGAACTTTTTAATCCCGTTGAGAATTTTATGGCTTTTTGTGCCAAGCCACAGTCAGGGGAGGCTGGAACATCGATTGATGCGATGTGTTCACCAGAAATCCCAAATACTAAAGTACTGTGCAAAGGGACAACCAATCGTCCCAATTTGAACCTCATCCATTATGGTGAAAGTATAACCTCTATGAGAACTTTGTTGCGGAGGTATAACTTACATGAAGTGATGGGGAAGGGACCCAGTACATGGGGCCCATTTAAGAGCCTACACAGGAGATTTGCATTTCCATTTTTTAGGGGAAATGTGGACGGCGCAGTTCATTTAACAGCCGCACTAGCCCCCTATAATTATTGTAATACAACGACTCTAAATCTTTTGTCACTAATTTTTTGTGGCAAGAGGGGAAGTGTCAGATACAAATTTTTACCGTATTTGTCGCAGAGTCCTTATTCAACGGAAATATATGCTGAGAGAACATCAGAGAACTTATTATCGAACTATATCAATGTTCTGTACTCTCCAGTAAATTTCATAACTCCTTCACAGGCTGCACACAATGCTTTGCCAGTTAATGGTGATTCCAATCCAACAGGACCTCTTCTAGGTCCTGCGGGTATGGCGATCACCAAAGGCACTGTAAATCCAATGTTGGAGGTTGAGCAGCCCTATTATTCTGAATATAGGTTCGAACCGGGAAGGGAAGTGAATTATACTACCACGCCTTTCTCAACTTTCAATGGTCAGGAAATACATTGGAATGGTCAGGAAGACAACTCATGCGTGCTTTGTTCTTATGTAGCAGCAGGGGAAGACTTTCAGTTCTATTTCTTCGGGGGTATTCCAGCTTTGTACTATGAAGCGAATCCCCCTAGTCCTGACGTCACACCTCCGTAGTGTGAAAATTAAATAGCTCATGGTGGTTGTGAGCCGCGTTCTGCCGTCGTCGTTGCCGGCGGATCTTCGTGATAAGAGGAATTTTCAACTGGCTTCGGCCGGGGAGTTTTATCTTCTTAAATCACGAATTTCTTAGTTAGCGATCTTTG